CTATGAAGGTGTGAACCCTAGCTATAGGAATGGTGAAATCTGCCTGACCTGTAAGGTTGCCAAGACCGTTAAAGGGCAACTCCGTTATACCTTCCAGATCGATGGTAAGCGTATCGCAGAGAAGCGGATTGTCTCTGAGTTCCTAGCACGTGGTGCCTTCCAGGGTTAGAAACCTCCGGGGCCTTTAAAGTGTCCCTATAGTGTAAGGACCAATCAACCTCAAATCTTCCTTCTCATGACTACTACCTACCAACGCAATGCTCTCGATATCTCCTATAACGGTTGGGAGAACTATCAAACTTGGAACGTAGCACTATGGATCAACAATACAGAGAATTTGTATCACCTTGCTATGGAGGCAGGTGATTATGAAACCTTCCTAGAGTTGGTTGGTAATGCTACCACTGGTGATGGGGTTAAGTTCTCTGACCCTAGGGTGAATGTGGTGCAACTTAACTCTGACGTGTTCGACTTCTAGATCTTAAGTTACACTGACCCATTGGGAGGAGGGGTCATTAAATATACTCCTCCCAGTCTCACAGTTAACTCTTCTTTTCTTTCTGATTTCGTCTCTTAACTAACACTCTCATTATGAAAACCTCCACTAAGTATACCATCAAACTCAACAATGAAGAGATGAGTATGCTCCGTGATCTTGTACGGATTGGTATGCGCTCGAAGTATTATCAGGACTTTGTGAGTAAAGAATGCGACGATATCGATGAGGAAGATCAACAGATGAATGTGACTCTTGCTGTTACTCAATTTGTTAACCTTTACTCACCTAGTCCAATCGAAAGTGTGATGGACAACTATGTCTTCGAAGGTGTAGAGTAAGCATCACTGAGAGGAATGAGATGCGCCTCTATAAAGACACTCAGTTCACACACAGTTCACTCTCTTTTTTCTTTCTTATTATGTCTCTCTCGATTGCACTCTCTCTGCTTGCTCAAGGTAACAACGGCAATGAAATCCTGAATATTCTGGATACTCTGGTCGCTGATCTTGAGCAAGATGGTATTAACTCTTGCGCGGAGGTGTTTGAGGTCTGATTGATGCCTGTGAGACCCTCTACTTGACAGTGGGGGGTCCGCAGTGTTATTATAGGTGGTTCGACAGTGTTATGCGGTCGTTGCGTTCCTTGGCGGGGGGGCGTTATAAAAATCGACCACTACCCTAACCTACAGAGGTGACAAATCGACCTCTAAATATCAACCTCATAAAAATTTTCAGAAAATATGATAAGTCCTCGATACCCCCGCAGATATAATCGTAAAAGACCTTATTGGAATTTTTACAGAGTTGTATTGGCAGGATGGATTATTCGATATCCTAAGGTGGTTTTCCTACCTATAGGATTTTTAATAGTATTGATATATAATGCGATAGTAAATTAAGATTTGCTATAAAAAATTTCCCAAAATATTTTTCGCCCTGTATGGAAAAAATATATCACATATATGCAAAGGATAGATGTTTATTTCATTCTATCAAAGAAGAAGAATTTAGATTTACGTGGGAAACATTAAACAACATGGTTGGTTTAATGAAAACGGATTACAAAATTGAAGATTTGTCATATGAAGAGTTATCTGTAAATAAACTGATATCATTACACTCATCTCATTGACAAAGACATATATATCTGATAAAATTGATCTGAAGGTTGATTAAACTTTATGGCAAAAGGATTTACAGTTAAAGCAGCAGCACCAAGACCATCTACTACTACTGAAGATTGGGACTATGGTGCAATTAAGGAAAGAATGAAAGGAAAGAGTATTGTATTCTGCCTTCCAGGACGTGGATGTTCTTTTATCTTTCTCAAGGCATTTGTACAACTTTGTTTTGATTTAGTTCAAAATGGAATGAGTATTCAAATCTCACAAGATTACTCATCAATGGTTAACTTTGCACGATGTAAATGTTTAGGTGCAAATGTTCTTCGTGGACCAAAGCAAATTCCATGGGATGGTAAACTTCAGTATGATTATCAACTTTGGATTGACTCGGATATTGTCTTCGACTCTAACAAGTTCTGGCAACTCTGTGATATGGCATTGCCCGCTGAAGGAGAAGAGAAGGAAATCGTTGGTGGTTGGTATGCAACAGAAGATGGACACACAACCTCTGTCGCACACTGGTTAGAAGAAGATGACTTCCGCAAGAATGGGGGAGTGATGAATCATGAGACTGTAGAGTCTATCAGTAAGCGCAAGAAACCCTTTACAGTTGATTACACTGGATTTGGTTGGGTACTGATTAAGAAAGGTGTTTTTGAGAATCTTGAGTATCCTTGGTTTGCTCCAAAGATGCAAGTATTTGAATCTGGTGCAGTACAAGATATGTGTGGCGAAGATGTCTCATTCTGTCTTGATGCCATTGAAAAGGGATTTGAGATTTGGTGTGATCCCAGAATTCGTGTGGGGCATGAAAAAACTAGAATTATTTAAATTTAAGGAGAAAACTTATGGCTTCTAAAGGTGGTATGAATAAAACAGTGTTCGAATCTGGAACACCTAAGAAAACTCGTCAAGGAAGAAGTGCTCGTACATTACTTTCAGCAACTTCTCGCAATGGAAAACAAAAAAGATATAAAGGACAAGGAAAAGGTTAAATAGTATTAAGTTACATAATTTTAATATGTCTTGTTTAATTGCAAATTTACCTTCTGTGGAGGTTTGGGTTCGCAAAGAATACTTAACAGATCATCAAAGTGGTTGGGGAGAATTTATAAAGGGCGTTTGGGTATCGGTTAAGTCGATTCCTGGGCGCACTTTTTATTTTGAGACATACTTACCAGAATATGCTGCAATGTATGATAAATTACCAATTAGTGCGTTTTTATCTCGTCCAGAAACTCCGAATCCTGATATGAATTTACCCAACTTACAATTTTGGAATTGTATGGATTATGGCGTAGTGTCTATTCACAAGCAGTTTATTGGTTCTATGGACTATGAATGTTATACAAGAGATCATGGACCTCAGAAAGGCACTTATATTTGTACTTTAGATAACTATCATCAGGACCCAGATGTCATCGACTATGCAACTTCAGAGAATCCTGCTGAACATAAGTCATTTAACCTCATTGAATTGCATAATGGACAATATGCACTCTATCCAAACAATCGTATACGCATATATGATAACAGTTTAACGCCAAAAGAACCAAAAACTCCTGATTTTAAAGTGTCTACAAGGTACTATCAGGTGGAAAATAGTTATGAACGTCTTGCAATGGGCAATGAGGACGAATATTTCTGGAAAACTGCACAAGAACGGGATAGAAACCCCGCAAAAAGTTCTGATTCAATCAATCAGGAGTTAAAATGACCAAAAAAGTCGATAAAGATCAAAATTTCATGAAAAAAGAGTGGGGAACTGAATTTTTAGCATCAGAGTATGGTTGGGAAGAGAAGATTTCAAAGCAAAAGATGCTTAGAGAGATTGTAAATGATGATATAACACCTAAAAAACATGATTTTATTACTCAAAATGAAATTCACGAAAGAATTCGCAATGATAAAGACTATGATGACTGGGAGTATGGTACTGAACCACTTTATGAATTAAAAAATCAGTGATAAATAAGATAGAATTGTAATAATCAATGCCTTTAGAAAGGGTAAGTCAAGGTTTTAGAGACATTAGCATGACTTTTCAGAATAATCCTCTGAATAGTGACTTAATTGTCCTTAAAAATGAAACTGCAATTGCACGTTCAATACGAAATATTGTATTTACCCTTCCTGGCGAAAAATTCTTTAATCCTAATTTTGGATCTAGAGTGAGTAGATCATTATTCGAAAATGTTGATGAGATTTCAGCATCAATTATTAATGATGAAATCAGAAATTCGATTAATAATTTTGAGCCAAGAGTTAGTTTAATAGATGTTCAAACAATTCCGGATTTTGATAATGGAGCATTTGATGTAAATATTATATACAGAGTAGTCGGTGCTGATATTCCTGCACAACAGTTAGAGTTCGTTTTGCAACCAACCAGATAAATGCCATTAGTAAACTTTTCAAATCTAGATTTTGATCAAATAAAAACTACTCTTAAAGATTACTTAAGATCTAATCCAAATTTTACGGATTATGATTTTGAGGGATCAAACCTGTCAACAATTCTAGACGTATTGGCATATAATACTTACATAACCTCATATAATGCCAACATGGTGGCAAATGAAGTTTTTATTGATAGTGCTACTCTCAGAGAAAATGTAGTAGCACTTGCAAGAAAAGCATCA